ACCTATTCCTATAATTAAATCTGCCTCTCCTGCTTTTCCTGTCTTAGAATTATCTAACCAATTAAAATCTATTCTTTGTTGATTGTGTGCCTCTGCACCTGCTTGACTAATACCTATTACTAACACATTGTTTCTCTTTGCTAATTCTCTTGCTTGTTTATAAATCTCTTTTAATTTTTCATGTTGTGCATTGTAGTTTCCACGAATATTTATTTTATCTAGTTGGTCAATAATTATTACATCAACTTCATTTTCTTCACAATAATTATTTAAATCATCCATGCTTACATCTACGGAATCATAAATAAAAATATTATCTTTTATTATACTCCACTCTGCCCTAACTGCATCTATTCTTTCTTTAATTAAATCTCTTACTATTCCTGTCCAACAAGATATTAATCTTACATATGTTTTCTTTGCAGGTTCTTCGTTTATAAAGGCATGACATTTTTTTCCTTGTTCTGCAAAACCGTTTTTGTTTGCAACTAAACTAATCCAAAAAGCTGACTTTCCTGCCTCGGGTCTTGCGAACACAACTACAAAATTACCACCACCAACTCCGTGTGTTGCGTCTTGTAATCTTTTTATATTAAATTTAAAATTACCAAACTTTTCCTCGTCTTCTATTAATTTTAAAGGGTCAATATCAATCCTTTCCATTTTACTCTCATATTCTTTTTGCACTCCACCTATGTTTTGTACAAAGTTTTTTATCTCAGAAAAGTCATATTTATCAGGGTTATTGACCAGAGCAAAACTTTTTTTGGTAAGTTCTTCGGCTTTCTTTTGTTTGTGGGTAAGATTTAAAATATAATCTACTGTCTTTTCATTTGGTTCTTTTACTTTATCTAAACCAAATATAATATTTTTATCACCACTTAATTGATTAAATCCCATACGAGAACCATATTGTTTTTCATAAAAATCTGCTAAGTATTCGGTGGATATTGATTCTAATTCTTTATCATTTCTATAAATAGAATCTATGCATTTGTAGATGTTGTGATTGTACACATCACCTAAATTATATTTTTGAAACTTATCGTAAAATTTTTTTTTAAGTAAAGACTTTAAAAGATATTTACGGACATTGCCATTTGTTTCAGGCAAGACTGCCTCCCTCATTTCTAACATATGTTAGATTACTAATTGTTTTCTTCTGCTAATTTATCTAATTGTTCAGCTTCTTTTTTTCTAACAATTATTTCAAGTATATCTTTAAACTCACCACTTCCGTTTACAAGTTTTTTAAAATTTTCAAACTCTTCACTACTCATTGCAACTCTGTGTTTCACTTTTAAATCAAAAGGTTCATCATACATTCTAACAATTATAATGTCCTCTTTAGTCTTAGTGTTATACTTTAATATAATATCTTCACAAGTTTCTGAACTTATCCTTTGTATGTAGTATCTATTCATTTTTTAATTCTGCCAACCTTTCTTGCATTTCTGCTTTTACTTTTTCTAATTCAGTCATTGGTTCTAACTCCTCTATAACTATTTCATTTTTAGATTCGTAGTTTGTTTTAAAAGTTTTACTACAACCACCAATAAAGAAAATTAAAATAAAAACAAATCTCATAATTTTTTTATTATACTGACAATCGGAACATCTGCAAATCTTTTCGTGCAAAAATATTTTTTTCTTTTTATTCCTGCGTCTATCATAATCCACTTAGAAATTTCCACAACTATATCATCTATATTTTTGTCTTTTATACTCTTCATATCTATAAATCCTGAAAAGTGAGATTTAAATCCTGTATGGCTAAAAGGTAATCTGTATTCAGGTTTTCTTTTAAAATTAGCAATCCTTACACCATTTGTAAATTCAGGTGGCTCAAAAGTATGTTCATCTGAATCACCTAGTTTTTTTAAATTATTATTTTCAAATGTAAAATGATAAGAAATAGTGGGTCTTTTATATATCTCATCATACCTATCTGAATTAACTCTACAATGTGTCTCTATCCCTTGTAAATCTAAAAGGTATTCACCCTCTACTTTTTCATAAAATTTACTTGTATTGTCTGTCTTTTTTTTTGAACCACTCATCTACTCTTATCCTTTCTAGTTCTATGAATTGTTTTTCTACTTGTCTTTTTATAGCTATTGCTGAATTATATGTATCAAAGTTTTCTATTTTAAAATTGTTTAACTTTTTTTTTAAAGTTTCTCTAACATACTTTGGAACATCTAAATACATCATGTCATTTGTATCATACTTTTTGATTTGTACAAAATCTCTAGCATGAAATCCTTGATAGCTATCTTTTCTTACTCGGCCTCCTCTAGTTGCCATTTACAAACCTCCAAACACAAAGATATAACTTATAAATGCAATGACTATAAAGCCAACTGCACACAGTATTATAAAATCATCCTGCATATTTTACCTTTCCACTCTTTCATTTTATCATCACTAAATGATTTTAAATCTTCATCTATCATCCATATGTAAGCATTCACTTTGGATTCTAATTTATTTTTCATATCAAAACATTTATCCGTAGCATCCCTGTCTAAACATATCACAACATTACTAGCACTATTAGTTATGTGTTCTATAAAACTTTCTTGTAGGCTTGTTCCCATTAAAGCTATGCCTGTGAATCCACATTTAACTTCTATTGCACAAGCACTCACACAATCCTCTACTATTATGGCTATCTCTCTATTGTTGCCTGTAATAAAAGGAACTTCTGATTTACTATATTTAAACCATTTGGGTTGAAAGTTTCCGTATGCTCTGCCTGTGGCACTCACAACTTCCCCTTGATTCTCTACTAAAAATACAACTCTTTCTTGTTTTACATCATACATTACTCTAGCATTTGTGTTAGTGATTCCGTATGTATCTAAGAATGCCCTAGCTTTTGGGTGGACTGCAAAGTTAACAAAAGTTTTAGGCATAATAAATTTATGATTATGTAATTGTTTTTCTTGTGATACAAATCTTTCTACATCTTCTTTTGAGAACTTATCCCCACTACCACCTTTGGCCTCGCAACTAGCATGAAAACAATTCCACAATATAACTCCGTCTTTGTTGGTGACATCAAAAGTATTTCTGTTCATACAAAAAGGACAATCAGTTCTAAGTGTACCCTCAACATTTAATTCTTTTACTATTTCTAATTGGTGTTTATAATCCATTTGACAAATCTGATATATATGTTAACATCTAATTTCCCTGCCCACCCCTACATACTGTATTACCATGAGCCTGAATCTTTGTCGTCATCATCTTTCTCTGCAGTCATAAGAACATAAAAGAATACAAACAATAAAATTAAAACACAAATTACTATTATACTTATACTTCCCATATTTTCTCTGCGTCTTCTCTATCTGTTAATACACTAATTATTTTTCTATCTATTTCTGTTTCCATTAATGAAGTTGATACTCCTTCTAATAAATATCTTTCCTCTGCATCTTGGACTGATTCAGCATCTACAATATATTTTTTTGTATAGCTTACATTAACTCTTACTATATATTTATTCTTCATCTTCATCCTCATTATCAGGTATCAAAAAAGTATAGCCTACTATACCCTCATCCACCCTATTTCTGTACCATTGAACAGGGCATTGGTCTAGCCAATCAAAAAATTCATCAGGCATATCTGTCATTTATTATCCTTTCTTTTTATTTCTAATAATATTTTTATAAATAGTTTTTGCATATCTGTTAATCCCTCTAAGTCTTTTTCTGTTATATTCATTAAAACCTCACATCCTTTATCTTGTTCCACCAAGGAACTTCTATACTGTCTATCCACATCTTTATCTGAGTATCTATATCTTCTGAATCAAATCCTACTAAGTCAAAAGCTATT